ATTAGTGATTAAGGTGGTTTGCGGCGGCTTGGGTATTGCGTTGCTCACCCCTTAGCAGGGCGTTATGAGCCACCATAAAAAATGCAGAATAGAGTGGAATAGATGGAACGGAAAAAACAGGTTCAGTGGCTCAAGATTCAAAAGAGAGGCTTTCTAAGGCACTGTCTTACTCATGGATTAGCTTTCTGTGTACCATTTATATTTGGTACTGCATTTGTTCAAAACGATTTTTACTTGAACCTGTCGCCTTTTATTTCGTACCGGCTTTATTTAGTTACTGTCATTGGCGCGGTATTTCTCGCAGGCAGTGATTGGGTTTTTAAAAGTAGGCAGTATCAAAAGCACAGAAAGAATCTATTGCGAAAAAATGTCTCATAACAAATTGTTCAAGAGTGATTCGGCACGCGTGGCATTTTGACTATGCGTTGGTTTTAGCGGTTAAGGTGGTATGCAGAAGCTTCGGTATTGCGTTGCTCCTCCCTTAACAGGGCGTTATGTGAATGGAGCTCATCTTGAAAATTTCAGTCGTCAAAAATGGTGAAATTGAGGCTTATGAAGCTTCACTTAATGCACATCTAAACTCAGTTTTTGGTCAAGATTCTACAGTCCATGTTAACGACGAATTCGTTTGTGCAGTTCTCATTGAAGACGACAGTCAGATTGTTGCTACCGGCTTTGCTTACAGTCGGTTAATGTCACAGGGCTCCATCAACTTCAAAGCGGGCATAGTTGGCGGTATATCAGTTGCACCAAATAAGCGTGGTCTGGGTTTAGCCAAGGTTATCGTAAAAAAACTGGATAAATACTTGGTGTCTTTTGGTGTAACTCATTCTTTTCTCTTCGCTTATGATCCAGATGTATATCGAAGTTCAGGGTATTCAGAGTTAGTTTGTCCTATTCATCACTACGATACACAGCAGAAAAATTGGAACGAGTTTGTCTACCGTGGAGGCATGGTTAAGACTTACAATGTTGGTCACGCTCTAAGCAATCAAGTCATTGAGTTTAATGGTTGTGTGTATTGAGCGCGCTGAAAAAATTCACATAACAAAGTGTTCTAGAGGGATTCGCAAATAGAAAGGAACTTCTTATGTTTAAATTCGAGACTAAGCGATTAATTATTAGGGATATGAGCCTAAAAGATAAAAGCGCTTTTGTTGCTATGTCTCAGGATGCTAAATATCAACGTTTTTATGATGAGAGTGATTGTGACCCTAGTAAATACAGAGAACTAACAGACTTATTCATTGTTCAGGCCTCTGAAAAACCAAGAAAATCATATCAATTAGCTGTTGAGTGTAAGGTGTCAGGAAAGTTCGTTGGGACTGTTTGTTTACGTTTAGAGGACAATCAGCAAGCTTCAATTGGGTGTGCGTTCTCTAGAGCATCTCAGGGTGATAAGTTGAGCTATGAAGCCGCCTTAGCTCTTGCAGATTTTGGTTTTTCGGAATTGGGAATTCACCGTATCTATGCGAAGACCATTAGTAAGAATCTACCAGCAATTAAACTCTGTAAGTCTTTAGGTATGCGTCAAGAAGCTCATTTTAGAGAGCATCGCTTTTTCAAAGGCCAGTGGTGGGATACAGTGATTTGGGCAGTCCTTCGAACTGAATGGCAAGACACAGCAAAACTTAAAGAAAGGATTGCTGTTCATAAATGAGTCATCTCAGAAATAAACATAGTTCGCGATGAATTTACGGTATCATGCACAATTGACCCAATTGTAGTTATTCATGATTATACCAACTAGAACTTCCTCTCCCACTCCCTCAAATGTATCTTGCTCCAACTGTAAGGCTTGTTGTTGCCGTCTCGAGGTTATGATTATTTCAGATACTGGCGTACCTGAAGAATTTATTGCACGTGACCAGCACGGAAGCGAAACCATGATGCGGCTAAATGATGGTTGGTGCTCAGCTTTAGACAGAGACACGTTAATGTGTACTATTTATGAAAATAGACCTTGGATTTGCCGCGAATTCGAAATGGGCTCTAATGAATGTTTAGATGAACGAGTAGAGTTGTTGTAAAACCGCTGTTCAAACAGCGAGTGCTTCGTAACGCGTGTTATCCTATCGTGCGTTGTGTATATTGTTTTCCTTCGAATCAGTGCGTGCCTTGCTTAGAGTATGAGCCTTCAAAAACAATCTTCCTCTCAAAGAGGCATGCAACCTACTAGACTAAAGCAACTACTTATCATCAACGACAAGGTAAGAGATATGTCCGCTGAAAATGACAAACAAGAGGTCACTGTTGTCGATATAAAAAATACCTTTTGTATCGATGGTTGTTTTTATGTGGATTAGTCAGGACGTGATCCGACCTATTAATCTAGCTCACTTTTGCCCCAAAACGAGTCAGCGACTGCATGAGTCATTACTCTCCATGCCATCATTTGGAATATTTTTTCTAACCCAAAGCAAGGGGCTAATCTGCCTGTGAGAAACATAGATATTTGAAACCTTAGCACTCTCATAGCTATAGACTTTATGCAATCTGTTTGACTTCAATAACAACCCTTCCAATTTTGTTGTGCTAGCATCGGAAGCATATTTTTAATTTGCTCAGAGGAGAAATGCATTGGCCAGACGAGGAAGTGGTTTAAGGACGGCTATAAAGGTTGTTAAAGCTATAGATAGGGCCAACAAACAAGCCGCCCGCGAAGCTCAGCGTAGAGAGAAAGCTCGGCAACGTGCTGAAGCTCAAGCACTTAGAGAGCATGAAAGAGGTGTGCGCGAAGCTCAGCGAGAACTAGAGCGGCAAGTAAGACAGCAACAATCCGCAGCAAAGCAAGCATTTAAAAATGCGCTATCAAATGCAAATGAAGAGTACCAAGACCGCTGCGAAGAACGAGCCGCCCTTAGAAAGCAATTCATACAAGAGGTTTTAAGGTAAACAATGGATAATAATTTACTGATATTAGCAGGCATATCTTTGTTAGTAGTTTTGCTGACCTATATAGTGACGAAACGCTCTGCGGATAAAAAAGTTGGACAGTACAAGTCAATTGATGAAGCGTTAACGAAAGCCAAAGAAGAGCACGAGACATTAAAGAAAGCAAATGAATCACTACAGCAAGCTACTGAGATAGCAAAGCAGGCGCTTTCCAAAATTAACGCTGAAACTGCCGATCTACAAGTTTTGAAAGGACAAGATGACTCTCTTAAAATTAGTATTCTAGAACAGCAACAGTCTCTTGACGCTGCCCAAAACACTCTAAATGAACTTCATGCCAATATTGAAAAAGGCGAACTGGATCTGAACGAGCTAATGGGTGGGATAGACTTGTATTCACGACTCGATGAATATACTGCTCATGGTCATTTTGAAATGCCACAATATCTTTACGAAACATCAACTCGCTATTCTGAAGAGATCAAAGACATACGGCAGCAACAAAAAGACATGATTAAAGCGAAGACCGCAGTCACCTTCCCAGAAACGACCGTTATTTCTAATGACAAGTCTTTAAATAAAAAAATCCTCAATGGTCAAGTTAAGCTAATGCTAACTGCGTTCAATATTGAATGTGACATGCTTATTGGCAAGGTTTCTCCAAGCTCATTTGGTCGTACGCTGGAACGAATCGAGAAACTAGCAAACAATCTAGAAAAGTCGGCTGCGACACTGGAGTGTGGTTTTGATATTGACTACATCGAACTAAAATTCGAAGAATGTAAGCTTCAGTATCAATATACCCTGAAGAAACAGGAAGAAATTGCCGAGCAAAAGCTCATCAAAGAGCAAATTCGTGAAGAGCAGAGAGCAATAAAAGAGTTTGAAAAAGCGATTGCTGAAGCTGAGAAAGAAGAAAAAATGTATCGAAACCTTCTTGATAAAGCTCAGCAAGAGCTTGCTCAAGCTAATGAACAAGAACGTAGTGAAATGGAACAAAGAATAGCCATTCTAGAGCAGCAATTGGCCGAAGCTGAAGCTAAAGAAGAGCGTGCTAAGAGTATGGCGGAGCAAACTCGTAAGGGCCATGTGTACGTGATAAGTAACATTGGTTCCTTTGGAGAAGATGTTTACAAGATAGGTTTAACGCGCAGGCTAGAGCCTATGGACAGAGTTAAAGAGCTTGGTGATGCCAGTGTACCATTCCCATTTGACGTACATGCCATGATTTATACTGATGATGCCCCTGCACTCGAAACAGCTTTGCACCGTGAATTCCATTCTCAACGTGTTAATGCAGTTAACCTTCGCAAGGAGTTCTTCAGTGTCGATCTAGAGGAAATTAAAGATGCCGTTGAAAAGATCGCTGGAGTAGATGCTGAGTTCAAAATGACCGCTCTGGCGGAAGACTATTATGAAAGCCTCCGTCTTAGTGATGCCGCATGATTTAACAGTTTGTCCGTCTTCGAGTCAGCCAGATCAGCGCTGGCTCACCTTTGCCTCAAGGCCATACAGAGCAAAAGCTATTGCTCACTTCAAACCTAGTAATTCTCCCTATCAAAAGTTATTCGAAGGAGTTTGGAGAGCGTCTTTTTTAATTATAAGGCATCATGCAATCTAACCCCTATTAATGCTCATTAACCTATTGATTACACGTTGATATGGCATTAAAAAGGTTGCATTATTAGTGGATAAAAAACGGATTTTAGCCGACTAATAAGAGTTAAGTGCTTCGAGGTAATTAAATGGACAGAGAGATATACATTTTAATTAGCGTCTTCTTGGGCGCTGTTGCTGCTTATATTACAGCGAGAGTGACATCAACTAGCCAGCAGAGAATTGCTCAAATAAACGCTGAGAAAGATTTGAGGATACACGAGAGTACGATAAGCGATGAGCGAATAAAACTTGAGATTGCTTTAAGAAGAGAAAAGCTTGAAGAGCTTCATTCAATTTTGTCCAAAATCGCCTTAGAAAACTCTCAAACAGTTAGTTTTATTCAATCAGATGAAAAATTGGAACTATCTGAATTTAGGAAGAGATATCTATCTAACTGTGAGTTGATACACAAAGCTGAAGCTATTGCAGCGATCTACTATCCTGAAATGACAGGGCGAATTGAAAAAATATACGGTTGTTCAAATCTATTTTGGGGTTACCAAGAAGGCGTTTTACGAACTGACATTAATGAAAAAAGAGAGATTTGGCATACTAACTTAGAAAAGGTCATTGAAGCAGGCAGAGAAATATCTTCAAATGCGAATAGTATCAAGCAGGATATAGAAAACAAAGGCAGCGCACTTAACAAAGCGTTTAAGAGTGATTCGTAACGCGTAGCATTTTTACTGTGCGTTTAGTTTAGTGTTTAAGGTGCAATGCTGAAGCTTTGATATTGCGTTACTCACACCTTAACGCGGCGTTATGTTTTAGGTGAATTATGTGGTCAAAAATTCAAATGTGGGCTTTGAGAAAAGCATTTGGGAAGATCGGTCCAACACGGATTCCCATGTCAGGTCCAGAATGTGAGAAAAATAATTTCTATTCAACTCGAATCAAGCTCGACGGAGTTTCAGCTCTTGTTCGCGACTTGGATATGAATACGGTAAAGGTATTAAAATATAACCCGGAAACTGATCAGTGTGATATAGAACTAGACATTGATATTAATAATATTGATGTAAATACTGTTGAAATTACTCACTACTTGCATAATTACTATACAACTTATACTGGTATTAACTCATTCATACTCCATTGCCTTACAAGAAAAGACTACGTAAAAGTTAAATTAAAGCGAATATTGAATAAAGTTTCGCAATTTTTATTCAATAAAAAAGAGTTACAGTTAAAGCCCAGATATGACCTGTTAGATTATTTGATTGAAAATTATGGTATAAGTCGCAAGGAATTTAGTTTGTCATCACTGGTTTCTGATATGTATTCTTTGCGCTTTTTTGGGCATCCTGACAGAGAAAATTGTCAAAATAAGCTACGGATGTATATTGATTCATTCGTAGAATCAGGTGAAATCAGTAAGGTAAAAGGCGGGGGATATAAAGTAAATGGAAAAGCTATTGTAACACTTGAAAAATATCAAACGGAAGAACGGCGCCATAAAGATAGTGTGAAATTACAGTATAGCATGGTAATTTTAACGTTGTTATTAGCCATTCTGGCATCTATTCAAGCTGGATTAATTAAACTAAAGCCATTTTTAGATTTGTCGCAATAAAACATAACAAACTGTTTAAGAGTGATTCGCAACGCGTGGCATTTTTACTATGCGTTGGTTTTAGTGTTTAAGGTGGTGTGCGGAAATTTCGGCGTTGCGTTGCTCACACCTTAACAGGGCGTTAGTTGCTTTCATAAATAATAGGTAAGTACATGAAAGAGAAGTTGGTATCATTTGATCTCGAAACAGATCTAGTCATGTCATTGCGGTGCTTACTTGACGCTTTGTCTCAAATTGAAAGCGGGCAAAACACGTATTTCAAATGGGCAGTGATCTACGGGCATAACTCTGTTCAATCGGCAATGTGTTTAGCTCTCATTACATCGGACTCACGCCTAGTTCGGAAAAAAGATAGTTATCACTCAGAGTATGGTGATTTAGATAATATCGAATGGCTTTACGAAAAACTGCGGAAAGAAGACTTTCTTCCTTACATGGGTAGCCAAGTAATTGATAGTCAGCGATTTGAAAAAGAAAAAGTTAGCCGTTTGCAGACAGTTAGGAATACATTTATCCATCAGCACCCATTACTCTATGTCTTTACGTTTAATGAATTAGTAGAGTTAATCAGTATCTCTGTTGATCTAGTTGGTTTCTTAGTCAATGAAAGTGAGCGTCTAGCTATAACTGGGTATACACAATCTCAAATAAAGGGTTTGGTGGACGAGTTGAGCACGCAACTAACAAACTGTTTAAGAGGGATTCGCAACGCGTAGCATTTTTACTATGCGTTGGTTTAAGTGATTAAGGTGGTCTGCGGCGGCTTCGGTATTGCGTTGCTCACCCCTTAACAGGGCGTTATGTGTCAGGGAGGTAAAATGGAACAATCTGAGCACTATATCAACAGGGTTACTATGGCATTTGATGATTTATTGTATTGCTACGATTTCCTAGAAAAGCAATTATCTTATGAAGCTGGCGAAGAGCCAATTATTCAGTTGGCTCTAACATCATCTTTCATAATTGCTTATGGTAGAGTGTTTGGTTCTTCCAATACAAAAGACCAAGAATACAAAGAAGTGGTAAGCACAAAGTTTGGGGTTTTGTTAAATCGCTGGAAGCGCAAATTATCAAGTGAATTACTCGAGTTTCATAATAGTTTAATAAGTAAACGCAACATAGCCATCGCTCATTCCGATGCAGTGTCTAGGGATTACAAAGTTAGCACTAAAAACCAAGTCAGTTTCGGCTACAACCCTTACACAGCTTTTAGTGAAAAAGAGTCTGAAATAGCGTTTGAACTTACAAAATCATTGTTAACGGTAGTGTCTTGTGAGCATTCTAAGTGTAAAAGTGAACTCGACAAAGCAAACAGATAACAAAGCGTTTAAGGCAGATTCGCAACGCATGGCATTTTCGGTTTGCCTTGAATTTAGTGTTTACGGCACAATGGTTTAGGTTAGGTGGTGGCGTCGCTCACTACTTAACGCGGCGTTAGCTGAAAGAGGATAAAAATGAGAAATTTAGATATATTTAACTGCGCTGCGCTAGAAATCATGCACACTAGCTTGGAACATTTTCCTAAGACCGCAAGCGTAGATCCGAATCTGATTGCAACACGAGTTAAAGACTATTTCACAGATGGCGAAGCTAGTGATTTAACAGATAGAGCTTTGTTTACCACTTGCCATGCAACCATAAAGTGGTTAAACCAAGAACAATTTATAATTGTCGAACAAGAGTTACTAAGTGGCGTATGCCGCATAGTTCTTACTCAAAAAGGCTTAAATGCACTAAATTCTGTTCCAAAGTTTGCTGATAGTGAAAGGAAGTCTTTTGGTCAATACTTTATTGAAGGCATAAAACCTATACCATTTTCCTTAATGAGCAACTTAATGGCTGATTTCTTCAAGTCTATCAGCTAACAAATTGTTCAAGAGGGATTCGCAACGCGTTGCATTTTCACTATGCGTTATTTTTAGTGTTTAACGTGGTATGCGGAAGCATTGGCGTTGCTCTGATCTGCACCATCAAAACTAAGCGACTGTCCATACCTGTAGTTATTCATTTATTACTAATTTAGCAAAGTCGCTGGCTCATTTTTGTCCAGAAGCGATTTGGGGGCATTTTCCATGGAATGGGACGGTACTAACAACTTTCCTAAAAGTGACGCATACCCATAGCATTTTATGGTTCCAGTTTGGTTTCGCTTGGTAACTCGGTTAGACATTATAAATAAAAAAGCCCTTTCTATTTTACAAGGGCTTTTTTATTTGCAGACTCCGACCGTAAACTCACCCTCTCAACCAGTCTAATCCCCCACTCTTTTTCTTTCGCGCACTCAAAAAACGTGACTAGGGAACTCAAAAAGAAAACTACTGACAAGCAGCTAACTTAACGAGCCTGCAATGCCCTATTACATTAAGTCTAAACACCTTTAATTTATTGATATTGGAGAATTTATGAAAAAAATCTTATTCGCTTTACTTATACCATTCTTTGCTAATGCATCGACAATTGAACCAGATGGAAATGAGATAATATCATTGCGATATTCGGATACTAAATTTGCTGGGGAAAACCAAGCATTATTTGGCATTGCATTCTCTCATATTCGCGGTGCTGGAAATGTTGGCTTTACTCTTTCTGCTGATGCACAAAATTTTGATAAAGATGGTAATTTTGTAGAAAACGTAGGCAAAGAATCGGAATCATTTCAACATTATAACATCATGGGCGGTTTAACTTATGGTGTTATAGATGAATTTTATGTTATGCCAAAAATTGGCTTTACATATAGCAAATACAAAAACAAATTTTCAGACACAAATTGTTCAGTTTTGTTAGGTTGTCAGGATTTCATCAATACGGACAGAAAAGACAATTACGGCATCTCATATGGCATTGATTTTATGATGATAAGTAATTCCCTTACTTATGGTATTGGTGTAACAGATGTTGATTATTTTGATGATCGAGACGTTAGATTAAATCTAAGCGTTGGATATAAATTTTAAACAAAAAAGCCGCTTAAACCGAGCGGCGTTTTTTATTTATGAAATATCGATTTCAAATGGATAATCGTTTCCAACTCCATTCCAGATAAGATCCCAAAGTGTTCTTACATCACCAACCACAAGATCATCTAAAAGCAATGCCGTATATGTGTAATTACCATCCGCATCAACTTCTGTATTAATAAACCAATTATCTGTGTTGTAAGTAAAAGTTACGCTAAGACCGCCCATTTTTACAACAAAGGTTGTATATGTCGTCTTATCTGCTGAGAATTTAATATCCATGATATGCGCACCTGATGCGCCATCAATCAAACCATCCCTAGCAATGATGTCGTATAGTTTTCCTACTGGTGGCCGTATTGTATATTCTGGATTAGTCAAAGAGCCAAATACGTTGAGCTGATAGCCTCTCATTGTTGGCTTGGTAACTCCTTTATCAGTAACAGTCATCACAGAAATAACTTGATCAACTGTGAGTGTTGCATCGCTTGAAACAGCATTACCTTTTGAGTTGGTTGCTTCAGCTCTGATTGTGTGAGTCCCTAAGCTTGGCTCAACAAATGTGTAAGTTGTTGAGTTGCTGCTAGGTTGTGCGACATTATCCAAGAACCAAACGATTGTTCCCGTTTCCCCGCCCCAATCAACGGTAATTGAAGCAGTGTAGTCTTGTGCCTCTGTAATTGTTCCGCTCGATGGGTTTGTTGTGATTGTGGGTGCCACAATTGACGGTTCAACAACAATCGTAACCGTGCTTGTATCCGTATATCCACCAAAGCCAAATACACGACAAAAGAACGTATGGTTGCCAGTTGATGACGGAGTAAATACATAACTTGATCCTGTAGCGCCGGAAATCGGATCGCTTCCGTTATACCATTGATAGGAAAGGGTTGAGCCTAATCCATCAGCTACTACAGATAGGGTGTACGTTTGAATATCTGTAATCGTCCCACCCACAGGTTGAGTGGTTATAAGAGGCTTTTTGGCGAAAACTGTTCCATCACCTAATGCCATTGATGTAAATTCTGTCACCGTATCTCTTTGAACGAAAAAGCGAAGAATTTCTTTTGTTGAGCCGTCTGGTAATTTTACAAAAAAAGCCATTTTCTACCCCACTATTAGAGTGAAATCACTACCGCTGATTGAATATCTAACTCCACCCCAACCCGACCCATTGTCTTTCGCTGCACTTGCTGACGGAACTTTTTCTACTGGTATTACTGGCAATCGACCAGTGTTTAACGTACCAGAGGTAATAGATCCAGCATCTATATCTTTTTGTGCTTGAGCCACAATCTGACTCAAATAAACATTCAACCCACCATCAGCATGCTCAACATAAAACAGTGGGTTATCGGCAAGCTGAGTGTCTGAAATATTAGTTAGCGAACCTACCGTCGTTGTTCCTGCCGGCTCACTTCTTGTTGCTGAATTTATAAATTGCTCAAGCATTACAACTCGCTTTGCCATAGCTTCTAATTCTGATTGTAACTTCTCAACGTCGCTCATTATTTAGTCTCCAGTGGTACGGCAATGCCCTCATTAGCTGGGGTGATTAACCATAGGTTTGATGGTGTTACCAGTTTTGTTTTTGTGTAGTCAAAATCCGTAATTTTGAAAGTTGCGCCATTGCTTAAAGCGGCGTTCTCGGATGATGTAGCAGTGAATGTCACTTCATCAGATTTCGCCAAGGCCGAGTAATATCCGTTGGCATCTATGGACGCTTTCGTACTATCACTTGAGCTCCAATTCACAACCGATGGGTTATCTGTAGAACTGACTGCAATCCCGTTGTTGTACGTCACACTAGCTGCAGTTCTGCCAGTGTCGCCAACTGCAAGCTCGGGAACTGGCGTTGTAATAGAAACAACGGTAGGAACAACCGCAGTGATAGTTTTTGTGATGGTTTGAAAAACGCTGTCGTCGTAAGTTTCATCTTCCGATACAGCTAAGGCAGTAACTGTAACGTCACCACCAGCTATAGCTGTATAGGCGCCATTAGAATCAATCGTTAACATTGACTCATTACTTGACGTCCACTGCACAACGCTAGGGTTATCTGACGTACTTATGACGTGCTCGTCCACATACGTTACTGTCGCGGTAAGTGTCCCAGTATCGCCGGCAAAAACCGTATCTGGAAATGAAGACACGACGATTGATGAAGGTACGACTGGTGAAATGTCAAACGTTGCATCACCACTTATATTATTGCCATAAGCAGGATCGGTGGATGTAGCTAAAGCCGTTACCGTTACCGAGCCAGCGTCTAAGGCAGTAAAATTGCCTGAGCTATCGATTGTGAGTATTGACTCATCGCTAGATGACCATGTGACTATTCCAGAATCTTCCGCTGTAGTTGATGAGTTGCCGTCGCTATAAGTCACTGTCGCTGACAACGTACCAGTATCACCTCGAAATACCGAAGCTGGAACGCCAGATATTGTCACTGTGTTTGGCAATATAGGTTCAATAAACGTGATTTCTAAGTAGGTACCAGATGGGTTAGCGAGAACTTCTAATATTTTGGTAAGTTGGGCCAACTTAAACTCCGATACTGGTTGCGGTACCAGCAATCCAAAATTAGAAGGCGTAGCCAGCCATAGATTCGATGGAGTGATCAGTCTCGATTGGTACGACTCGACATTGTAGATATTGATAACTAAGTGTCTTGGCCTTGGTGATGAATACTGTATCCCTACTCCATTACCTACGACTTGCTCAATGACCAATGTATATGAATCGTAAGTGCCAGCCGTTTGCATTGCCTGCAAAATGGCCATGTAGTTTTCGGCAAAGAAATCGCGGTTAAGTCCGGTAAGCACCGGAAATGTGTTGTTATCGTAAAGCAAGTAACCAAATGGTTTTGAACCAACCATTTCAGAGTTCATCTGAACTAACTCATTAATGATCACTCGCTGCTTAGCTGTGAGGGTTATATTATAGAAAAACTCGCACACTTCATCGTTTCGAAATAACTGCGTCATTTCCCCTCCAATTAAGCATCAGTAATAATCACATTCTCTACAGGCAAATCCGGAATGAATTTTACGTTATAGGGTGTTTTATAAATGCCTTCCGACCAACTGGTACCATCATCTAACGAATACTCGGCTTTGATGTTTGACGCATACAAAGCATCACGGTTTATTTCAAAATACTTTTCTGGTTCGATATCCATTCCGATCCAAAAAAACGCATCAAAGTTGGCAAGAAACTTACTCACAATGTCATCTTGGTTATCGACCACCGCATTTGTGTTTCTTGATTTAGTGAGAGTGAGCTTCCACAAAATCGGCTTTTCTTCTTTTGCGGTCCATCGGTAAGTCTCAACGCCACCCTTGGTTAGAACAATGTCTTGCTCGATATCACCGACCATGTAGGTACTCGCAACCACAGCCGTTTTTTCCATATACGACGCGATTTGGTAGTTGATGTTAGCCGAAGGAGTGTAATCAATGGCAACGTGCATTTTCCCTGAATTCTCTTCCGTCATTTGCATAATGGAAGACTTGAACCCAAAGTTTTCTTCAAGCCCGGCAATAAGGGCATTTGGGGTTGTTGTTGGATTGTTTATTTTTAAGTTTGAGTTTTGGATAAACTCGGACATTTTCACGAAGAGAGATGCAATGATGGTTTCGATGGTCATATCGATTTGCGCACTAGCATAAAACACTTTGTATTCATCACTAGCGACAAAGGTGTTAAACGCCAAGCCAGAGAATTTATCATCTGACTCTTTAAACGCCTCAAAGTACGCTTCAATTATCGTGTCAAAGTCATCAGGAGTTAGACCCGTAGATGAATCCCATATCATGTGTATGAACCTGTAACATATTGAGTTTCTGCGGTGCCAGCTAACGTGTAACTCATTTTTAACGTAAAGCCTTCTACCTCGACTTTACTGTTAAGAACCATAATCGAACGTTTCACTGATTCGTTAATAATCCATGTGTTAAAAGCTGCTGCGTTAAAGTTAACCTCTGGCATGTACCAGTAATCAAAATCAAAACCAATACTAGGCGCGTAGTACAAACTGCCTTGATTGGTTTGAAAGTTGTTCTCGAAGCGAACAACGTTTCTTCCTTTCCCTAAATACCCACTTAGCGATGCCATAATTACCTCAGTTTTAAATCTTCGAGATCTGACTTGAGTTGTTCAAGTTGGCTCTTGGCACCTTCATCAAGCACTCTTACCTCTCCAACTGCAGGTGAACCAGAGCCGCCCGTAACGGACACCACAACGTTTTGACCTGCAATTGAGATAGCCTGTTCAGCAATACCAATCGCCTTGTCTATGATTGTCTGAGCGTCTAACTGAGTATTTGTAATGTAGATTGAAAACTCTTCGCCCATAATGAGAAAACCTTCACTGTCAGCTTCCCCTGCGGATACGTTGATTACATCGTTTGGCTGGTAGGTTTTACCGTCAATTTCGACCTCAAGCTTTCTATCTGAAATTATTGCTTTTAGTAGTTTCATCAGAAATCCTTCGTTCGTAGGCTTAGGTCAGCTTCAACATGCACAACCACCGATTGACCATCTTTTGCTGTGAGGGCATCAAAAACCGCCTGAGCCGACGCATCAATAATCTGATATTTACTTGAAACCCAAGGAAGGCTTGGCGTGGTAATTTCTGTTGAATCCTCAAAAGTAATCTTGAGAATTACTGCGTTTGCGCTAAACCACTTTTCGGAATTTGCCGTTCCAAAGAAAATCTTAAACTGCGGATTACTATCAGCATCAAGACCACTTGAGGCATAGAGCATATCAACTTGAGTTTTTGTAACAGGGAACTCGCCATTGCAGCTACCCATAGCCCAAGAAGACTTAAAGCCAGAATTTTCCGTTGACGCAGTGCTGTGTGTGCCGATCCCAAGCGAAAAGTCGTAAGACTCGGAAGTTAGGCCAATAATCTGCATTTTGCTTTCTACGCCTATGTGTTGTTCAAGGGCGTTAAATAGATCCGACGTTTTCGCTGTATCGTGCAGTTCATATCGGAACCCAGTAGTGAATGGTGCCACGTACTGCTTACCCTTGTACTCAAGGTAAATCGCAGCGAATGGTTTACCTAAAGCGGCGGTATCTACAGTTACTCGAATCCAATTACTGGTTGTCGACGCTTCCAGAGCAATGATAGTGCCACCATTTACATCGCTAGGAACAATGCTGCCATGGGAGGAGTTAAAACCATTGACTTCACCATCAACAATTCTCGCGGCAGTCATGCTGTGCCAGTCAGTAACATCTCGAGAGATTTTGAATATCGCGGCTCTTGACCATAGCGACGTAGAATCGACTTCGGAGTCGAGTAACAGCGCAGGAGATTCATCGGCTAATGCTGGTGGATATTTATTTGATAGCTCGTTGCGTGATGAAACCACAGCGGCCCCTTCCTCTGACGATGACGTATTCATTACGCCTAAAAAGTATTGTTCGCCTTCTTCTAGCACTGTTTCTGGCACCGAGAACTCGACTAAGTGAAATTCGTTAATACCAACCACACCGGATAATTCGCCACTATCAAGCACAAGCTCATAACCACCTTCGACTCGCTTGTAGAGAGAGACGATTGCCCTTTCTAGCTCTGAGCTAAAAATCATCACACCGCCATACACAACGTCGCCAGCCTGAGCAATAAGCTTGTTGCCCAAGTCTGACATGTTGTTTTCGTATTCTTCGACGGTTAGCCAAGGCTGCTTATTGGAATATCCAGTGTCATAAACTAAGTTACCGCCGTCCGATTCTGGCTCATCAAAAATGCCAAAATTGTACAGCTCAACCAACTTTGCTGAACTTACCTCAATCGAAGTCGATGTTTGTATTGAACTGTCGCTTGAAACTTGAACGATGATACTTGCGGTACCAGGCGAAACAGCCTCGTAATTTCCGGTTGTATCTATCGACATTACCGTCGCATCAGATGAAGACCAGTTGACAACATTTGGTGCATCTGAAGAATTTACCTGTGAGCTGTCACTGTAATACACGGTAGCCGTTAACAACCCAGAATCCCCTACGTTAAGCGAACTAATGGTTTCGTTAATAGTCACACTTACGGGTGAGATAACGCTGACTCCACTTCCCGCAGGTGGTACCACCATTCCGCGTCGAAATGGGATGTGCACGAAATAGCTCATGATGCATCGACTCTAATTGATGTTTGGTTAAATGCTTCGTGTGGTTTTTGTGCTGGTGTGTGGAAAAGCTTTTCGCCAGCTTTCATCGTAAAAGAAATCCAGTCTCTCACTAAAATCCCTTCAAACTCAGCTGGCGCATCAGTCCCGGTATAAATGTAAATACCAATGCCATCGGAACTTTGGTTTTGCACAAGTACAGCTGAGCCATCAGGAACGCCAGCATCGGTCCATTCACCAAACACCGATGCTTGGTTAGCTAAAGTCGTCATAATTCACCTTTGGTATTTAAGCGCTTGGCCAGATTGCGCGAATACGCCAATTTGGTATCAAACTGACATCACGGCAGTAACCAGCGCAGCTTGTTTGGGTATTGTTTCCTTTTTAAAACCTCAGTTGAGGCTATTGAAACGAAAGCGATCCCTTGAAAGTTTGGGTAGCTAGATCGTAGTCGCCGTCGATGGCAACGATACGTTTGCCGTTGTATGGATAGTTGAGTTGGGGAATGTGGTTGCAGACAAAACGATAAGCGTCAGTGACAATTGTTCGATTTGCTCTTTCTAGGATGTTTTCCGTTTTCACAAAATCACCAGCGTTAACATCCAGTGTAAAACCAAGCTCTTCGAGAAAATCTGTGGCGCAGCTAATTGCCCTCGACCTTGGTTGGGGCTCTTCTAGAAACTCTGCGCCTTGGATCATCTGTTTGGGCACTTCGTCATATTTGGCGAACGTGTAGCCTAGCGTTGTGGGTACGAGTTCAGGCAAAGAGGAAGCGTAAAAGTGGTTTCTCTCCCAATATTCCATCGAGAGTAAGTAATCACTGTTTAGCGTAGCTCTAACTCTCATTTCTAATCCCTAGCAGCGCGTAACCGTCGCCGCGTTTTCTGGTGGCATATTTACCATTAGGTTTGATGTAGAAATCGCCATTTTCATAAACAGGCAAAAACAGGTTTTCGAATATCAAGGCAACTTGCATTTCTTCGTATCCTGTCACCTCGGTTTGGTTTACCGTGACGACCGTTAGTGGCTCACCGTCGACCGCCAGCTCGTTAACGATTTGAGGAAGACTTCGAGCAATAAATGACTCTACCTTTCCCACTTCGTACCAAGTGAAATCATCAACTGCAATCCCCATTAGGACGAGATTTTTGCTCATGTTAAAACCTCAACTGTTTTGGGAATATTGGTTACTTGGTTTTGCGATGACGAACTACCAATAATTGATGTGTCACCTTTTTGCATTTCGAAAGTTAAGACTTTTTCTGTCGTATCCGATTTGGTCGCCAACGTCATGTTTAATAGCGTGCCACCAATAATCACCATTTCTGGACTGAAAAAGGAAACTCGCGGTAACGAATCTTGCTTTTGGAAAAGCCAACTAGCTAAACCAATCATGGCGTTTATAAAGTCACTACTACTGCTTCGGAGCGTTATAGTCGAAGTGTTGATGTTCCCCTTTAACACTGGTGTACCACCAGCAACGTCGATACTTTTAACGACGGACTGTTTGTATCCGTCCGGTATCATGCCGATTAAATCTCCAATTATTGGAATGGGAATTGGCGTAGTTTTTCGCAAGTCTTGATATTCTTCGGTCAGAACCTTAATGCGCGCCTGATCGTCTTTCGTTAAATCAGCCTTGGCGTCTAGTTCAAGTAGTTCCTTTTGCTCTTCGCTCGACAACGTATCATCGAGATAAATGAGGAACAGCGGAGGTGCTTTCTCTGAAATCATTTCAACGGTCCTACGTCTGTTCTGGTTTTGTTGTTACGTGACTCTTTCTCAGCAATATCAACCATCATTTGGTTAATCTCGCCCCCACGTTTTTCAACGTAATCACCAAACATTTGCATTGGGGTTTTACCTGTTGCAGCCTCAATTGGCGTATAGGTACCAAACTGAATGAGTTTGTCGAAAAACGCCTCCCAAGTTTCCATGCTATTGATTGGCTGCTGTCCAGCTTTGATTAGATCGCTGCCTCGCTTGGCTAACTCGCTAGCGTAAGATATGGTGCTTTTGACAAAAGAGTTTTCTACTTTAACAGCGGCTATTTCTGCTTCGTCGGCAATGATCTTGCCTTTTACTTTGAGATCCAAAACATCCAAGTTTGCTTGAATGCGTTTAGCCTCGGAAGCCTCGGAAGAAACCACCGCTTGGGCTTGGCCTTGCGTCACACCGTCTATGATTTTCTTTTCAAAAGCCTTGGCGTCACCGATTGCCAAAATGCTTGATGATTTGTCAGAGCGATTTAGCGCTTTGTCTAGTTCCTCTGTCCTTACTTTTGAGCCAAGCATTGTGTCCATGATGTTCTGAAAAGTGAGGTCTTTATTTTCAGCGAGTAATGCTTTGAAAGGTTTCATGAATCTTGAGGCCAGCAATGCATCTTCATCACCGAAAACATCATTCATGTATTGGGCTGCAACTTCCGGTTTAAGCTTTGCCATTGTTCCGACAAAATCCAGAAACGCATTCTCAATACCGTTTTGGTTTGCTGCCTCTTTGTACGATGCCATTTCTGGGCGTTCTAGGGCACCGACAAAACCAGACAAAATACCTCGAATGTCAGATTGATCTAGACGAGCAGATATACCAACCGCACTAAGAGCAGCGTAACGCCCTCTGTTGATGCCTAAAGCATCAGCCGTATCGCTAATGTCCGACATTTCATTTAAGCGCTCTCTGGCTATTTGGGCGTATTCCTCTGCACCTTGAAAAGCTTTAGTGGCAATATCCTTTGCCACACCAGCCGCCGTTGCAATCGCTTCACTGGCAAGATTGGCCCCAGTAAGGATCATGAAGCCTTGTAACTTACCAAGTTTAGATTTTACTTTTTGACTGCCCTTTTCAGCTCCCTTCTCGAAGCCTTTACCGAACCAAAACTCAAAGTCATCTGCTGCCTGTTTTGAAGCGCGTCGAAGCTGCACTTCCATTTTCTTCGACTCTTCTTTCATTTTGCGTTCATCGAGCCTAGGAGCGAGGATAAATTCTGAACTAGCCGCCATTAGCCATCTCCTCCTGTTGTTTTAACTGTCGATAAGCTTTTCGCAAAATCAGGCCAATAAGATCGCCGCCGTCGATATCGGGACTATTCTCGATAGTGTCAGCGGCAAACCCATCACCAGCGACTCGGAACTTAGCAAGTTCCTCAAGTTCGGTAGGGCTTAGAAAAAAAGCCCTGCGTCTTTTAGCGTCGAGCACTTAACCAAAGTTTCCAACACCATTTCTGCAAGTTCTGGCAACTCGTAGTTGTCAATGCTAGAAGCGTCGATTGACATACCATGTTTATTTTCATGGACAGCCACCAGCGCCATCATGTCGTAATAGTCAATTCGCTGAAATTCCATTAAATCCATGATGACCGTTTTCTTGTTTTCCGCATCCAGCGAAGTGAAATACTGTTTTGCTTGGTCGTGATCGACAAGCCCTTGAATGCGCATGGTTCTAGCGCGTGGAAGGTGAAGAATGAACCCTAAATAAGCCATATAAGCATTCCATGCTTTTGACCCTTTAAATTTAGCTATCATTACGCCACCGCTTTAAATTCATCTTTGAAGTTTTTAGGCGCGACTTGAATAGTCAATTCAACGTCTAACGTAGATTCAGATTCATTAGCCGTGCCATTGCGAGGATCGTTTTTCAAAATACATTGCTTGGAAACAAGAGTTCGTCCGTTTTTCTTGTTGTACGATGTGAACTGAAAACGCTCTTCGCCTAAGAACAATTTTACGTAAAGCTCCAAATGCTGTTGAGATACGTTTCGAAGCTTTACTGATAGCTCGATAGGCTGAGTTAATCCGGTACCGACAATTTCACCGTCACCATAACCATTAGGATCGCAAAACATCTGCACTACCTTTTGGTTGTTTCGCCCAAGCTCAATCACCGAGATATAGCTGTATTCCTCACCGTCATAAACAACGGTAGTTTCCATTTCCCCAATTCGAAAATTGCTGCCAGCCATTATTGAGCCTCCGTTACTTCAATTCTTGCACGCCAAATAGGTTCAGCGTCTTTCACTTCTGCTTTACCGCCAACCACATATTGCTCATCAGATTTGACGATAGAAATGTAGTTATTTGCATCAGGATCTAAGTAGAAATATGGGAAGCCTTCGTAAGTCTCGATAACTTCGGACGCGGCCTCTTCAATGTTTACTCGCTGAACGGCTGTATTGTTCGGTTCGTTGGTTTGAATGTAAGAGGTGATCGCCTCTTGTGTTTTTAGCTGTGCTTGACGGTCGATGTAAGCTTTAGTAATTGCGGAACCACCATTACCAAAGAAGCCTAAAGTCGGCCCATCAGAGCCATTCAAGAAGAAAGAAATACGCTTGTTAAACAAATCGTCGGCTTTGCCTACAGTAAACACTACTGACGCAGGATTGGATGAATCAAGCACGTAGTATTGGCAATTTCGCCAGTAAGCTTGTGACAGTAATCGACCAAACGCTTCATAGCATCCAGTGTATGAACCCGCATCATCAAGAAAGACGGTATCTTTCATCGCGATTTGTTCAGCCAATGCTTCGTCGCTGGTGGCGTAAGCTCTCACGCCGTCAAAATCCGTAAAGTCGATAGTTTGCGCCGTGGCAATATCAATCTCTTTAGAAAAGCAAAGCGTAAAGTAATCGGTCGGATCAAAGTCGATTGCATCTGTGCTTTCTGGATCAACTTCATCTGCAAGAATTAGCAAATAGAATTTCTCCAAGCCACCAGTCATCAAGTATTGAACTTCTGTATTTTCCGTGTAATTGGCAATAAGCGTCGGATCATAAATTGGCACTACTTTGTACAACGCAGGGTCAATAATATCGCGTGTTGCCTTGGCTGATTTTTTACTGGTTTTTACTGGGGCTTCCTCGCCCTCTTCCGCTGGTGGCGTGTAACTACCAGTAACCATAACTAGGCATTTATACAAAAAACTGTAGTCGGCCTCTGTAGCAGATTGAGCTTCGCTGATGCTCACCGCATAATCGAAAACAAGTGTATTACTCATAGTCTATCCACTTAAAATGTTTGATTTTTTCGCGTGTTTTGTCGAACTCGATTTCGCACGCAAAGTGAAATTCTTTAGCCACTGAAAGGACACCAACAGAGAGCCAATCGGAGGAGGCTTCCATATTTACTGAAGCCAGTGAGGTTTTATTGCCACTGCGCTTTTTATAGCGATCAAACTTGCTACCTAGGACGCCAAAAACAGGCTTATCTCGCCCCATATCAGCGAGCGACAATCGAATGATCCCAAAAAAGCGAATGTGTGATTCAGAAAAGTACTGCTCACGCACACTTAGGTATTCGACATAAACAATGTCAGCACCGTCATGTAACGCCCCAGCCCAATCAACCGCCTTCAGACCGAAAATATTGCGGATCTCATCATGTAGAGCTTTTCTAAACATACTGAGCCTTTATCGAGTTAAAGAATGAGCCAGTATCGACCATAGGCCAGTCAAAACCTTTACCTTGAACGTTGTATCCGTTGTAACCGGTCCCGCCCTTAATCGTTGTTCGAGCGTTGCTGCCATAGTCTTTTCGCATGATCGGGTTGCGCACTAAAGCGCGGGCTGCGCTCTCAATACGACGAATCATTTCAGGGCTTACTGAGCCAGCATTGAATAGCCTTATCAGTTCGTTGGTGACTCGGATAACATCTTGGTTTTGAAAATGACTTTCCGCTTTTGAGAAAACCCCGTATCGGGTGTCCATGTATTCGGCAAGTTTGGTCATTTTTAGGTTGGTCTTACCTTGGGTACCAGTCTTAACCCGAGACGCTTGCTTTCCTTGAAACGATTTAAGTGGTTTTTCGTGGTCAGCCATTCTTGCCGTTTTGCTTTTGTCTAAAACGCCAATTCGAATATGGTGGGAATTAAAGTCTTTCACCTCTTTTTCTAAATTGGTGAAATCCAGTTCAATGTCCAACGTGAACATTAAAAACCTCCGCCAATGATTGGAATTCGGGCAGGTTTCACAACAGGCTGTTTATCAGAAAGAGAGCACCCGTTAGCCTCTGCCAGCGCCTTTAAGCGAACCAGAGTGAAACGTTTATTGCTATCTTGAGAAACTCGTTCAATTAGCACCTTTTGTGAAAACTGATAGCACTCACATTCACCTTCTGGATTTGCATTGACAGCGTTGGCAAAATCAATCTCATCCTGAAGCATTGCTTCTGATCCGCAGTTTCGAAGTATTGTGTCGATGAGAATTTGTGAATCTTCGGAAATCATCATTCTCTCCAAAAGAAAAGGGACTCAACAATGAGCCCCTACTTTGACCGGTTATTTATTTGCTTCTTTCGCACGCTCTTTCAAAGCGCGAGACGCTGCAGTTTCAGTGAGCTGGTAAACGTAAGAACCTTTGGCCTCAAGCTCGTTAGCTGCACTTTCATAAGTAAATAAGCTTTTCTGAACCAAACCGTGATCGCCAGATTCTTTTGAGTAAATACCGGGTACTGAACCATGGTGGTTATTTACCGCAGGTCGGTAAGTCAATGAAATATGAGAGCTAGTCCCTAGAATGGATGGAACCTCTAACATTTTCACGTTCTCATAAGCTCGTTGCACCGCAGACTTGCCCGTCACCACGTCACCACCAGACGACGTGATCGGCTTGCGCATAATTGCTGCAATATCTGATGTGTAACTTAAAGTCATGTTTACGTGATCGGCTTCGCCTAGGCCAAGAGCTTTGGCTTGCTCTTCGTAAATGGCGTTAATCACCGTTAGTACGCCAGAAATATCCGATACGGTTACCACTGTTTCATCATACTCAATGGCATTTTTATTTTGCATCATGCCACTGTTACCGTGTTTGCCATGGAAGTGCTCATAGTCGTATTGCATCAATAGGCGGTTTAAAAGACCCGCATTGATGTTTACGTCATTGACGTTCTGCATGCTAGACAAGCGAAATTCAATGTGAGTAGGTTGACGATGGTAAGAGAACTCAACCTCTTTTGCATGCGCTTGAGCCAGTTCAGTAGTTGATGGCGTTAATGCCTCAGCAAACTTATCGTCTGGGAACTTACCAGTCACATCATAGTTAATGTGAATTACTGTTGCCTGTTGCAATTTACCGTCTGAGTAATCTTCATCAGTGCCTGCGAGATTGGCGGTGTAAGGTACGTATGTGCGCTTGTTGCTACCCATGATTTTTGCATTGTAGCGACGCTCGACCTTTGATTTACATACAACGTTAGTTGCCATATCTTGATTTCCTTCTGGTATCAAAAAAGGGCTTGCCGGTCATCCTGGCTAAGCCCTTTTGGTATCAAATTAATGTTGGCCTTACTCTGCATAGTGTGAGTTTGGCATCAGTTATTTTTTCGCTGTAGAGCGAGAGACTGTTTTAGAATCCGCACTTTCTGGCGTTGGCGCACCGGCTGGAGCCGAAGCCGCAACCCAGCCCGCGTCTTGGCGTTCGTATGGCGTGCCATCCGCAGGTGCTTCTTCCACACCACCAATATCAGCAGGAACTAGTGTTACGTCACCCGTTTTGCCATTTACACTCGTTACGCCAGCTGCGCCATCAGAACCCGCAGGAGCAGAGCCACCATAAAGTGTCACTAAAACGCAGCCCTCAACGATTTCGCAATTTTCATCCAAACCGTTAATGTCTAGTTCGTCAATTTTGCCCATGATGGCTGTCGAGTCAGCGGTGCCGATCGGTACCACTTCGCCTGTGGCATTATCAACGGCAAAGCCATTACCAGCCGCTAGCGTTACACCATCTTTTACACGAACAGGAATGCCCTTACCTTGTTCAACAACACCCGTTACCTTACGGATGTTACAAAGGTCGTGGACTGCGAACCCAGCAAACGCAGATCCATTAAACAGAGCTACTTTAGGTTGTTCACCACTAACGGCTACAGAGGAAACCGCAACGCCAGCAACCAAATCACCTTCAAACGCACAAGGGGAAACGACGTCACTATTACCAGCGTAACGAGTTGCACCTAACGGAATTTCACGAGCCATGATGCTCTCCTTATTTCTAGAATTGATTATTTTGATTTAAATGTACGAATTGAGTTTTCGTTTACGCAGATTCGGCGTTGTTTGCCTGTTGGCCCATTTCGAAAATGGAGCCGTAGTCCTTCATGGCTTCACTATCTTTTGTGACAGAGACTTCACGACCACCTTCTTCCAGCTTGCCTTTGTTAAACATTGATCGTTCAATCAAAGGCCATGCAAGCTTGCGATCAATTTCGTGAGACTTAATGCCGTCTTTGATGATTTTTTCTTTAACCGTATTGCGGTCACGCTCTTCTAATAAATCGAGCATTTTTTCATTTTTGAAAAAGGCGCGAACCGTGGCAGCCGCAAGACCCTGAGCGCGTTCAGCCGGTGTCTTAGCCCATTTTTCAACGTCTTCTTTGACTTCCTTAATATCAAACCAATCAGGAAACATTTCAGAGTTGTCCTCCATGAACTTGTCGAATTCAAGGTTGAACTTGATAGCGTCAGTTAAGTCCGCCTCTGTGTTCTCTTCTTCATTCTGCTTTTCTAGGCGTTGCTGAAGTTTTGCAAGAATGTCATCATCTTCGTTCCCAGCCGTTGGCTTGCCACCTAACAGTTCAAGCAGTTTATTGACATCAGGCGTAGCATTAGGCTGCTGCTGTTGACCTCCGGTCAATAATTGCAAAAGCAACTCTGATGCATCATCTTTAGGCTGTTGTGACTTACCACCAGCCAATAACTGCAATAATTGCGCATTCGCGTCATTTGGTTGCTGACCACCGCTCAAGAGCTGTAACAGTTTCGGATTAATCGCATTTTGCTGCTGACCAGTAGCACCACTTAATAACGCAATTAATTGCTGCGTTGGATCCTGTTGTTGATTACCACTCAAAAGCGCGATTAGTGGGTTTTGTTGTTCGTTGCTAAATTGGTTTTGATTACCGCCAGCCAATAGTAGTGCAAGTAATTGATGTAAATTCATGCTGCTTTACCTCGATTGATTTTATTAACAATTTTCTGAGCGTGAGATTGCCCAGATGTAATCTTCATTCCGCACTGACAGTTGTACTCAACCCCAAGCCCTAATTTTTCAGCCTGTTTAATGGTCATGCGTTTACCGTAGTGCAGAGAGTGCGTGGCGCGTTCCTCTTCTGCTGAAGATGGTTGCCACTCAATGATGATTTCGTCGGCGTGTTCTGAGCTTGAGAGGGTTTGAACAATCTCGCTGCTGAGCGTGCCAGTCATTGTGTTTTTGATGTTTGCTGCGAAATCCAAGTTTGATTTGTTTTTGGATTTTTCCAGCCTTTTGATCGTCATGTAGGCGTTGGACTTGGCGTCCATGAGAATTGAATATTTATTGATGAGTTTTAGCTGTTCACGCTGCATTCCTCCATGCTCGTTGTAAATACGCTCAAAATTGATCCCAAACCAATCAAGTAGGTTTTCAGCCATTGTGTAGGGATACAGATACATGCTGCTCCCTTACTAATTTTTGCTAATTCCTAGCTCGGCAATGGGTAGAACGGTTTCAACCATTTTTCGCTTTTCGTCGTCAGTGAAAAGCGAGCTCATTTCGATTGAATTTAAGAAGTTGGATATTTCTGGCAACTGTTCAATGTCGGGCTTAATCATAAAGTCGGCGCCAAAGACCGATTCAAATACGCCCCTTAGTACCTCGTTAAAATCACGTACTGAAGCCAAGCGGTTTTGCTTGCGGTCACCGTCACCCGTTGAATTAAGGGAACCGACCAACTGACCGTTAATAAATGACATTGGACGGCCTGTTGCGTTACAGATTAGAGAGTAAGCGTACTCAAGCTGCTCCTTGACGGGCTTAACATCGACCTTTGGCATTTCTAAAGCCGATTGAGCATCAATGTACGCCACACTGCTTTTCTTGAGCGCATCGTTGATTTTATTGATTTGCGTTTCGACAGCCGTTAGCACGTCTTTGTCTGAAATGAGCTCACTTAAATCACTAATCTTCAGAAGTACAGCCCCGCCAACACGTATTAACTTTGCTGCGCCAACGATGGCATCAAACACCATTCCGAAATAGGCCTCTAACAATTCTGTCCGATGGAATTCTTCAAAATCCAACTCAACAAAATCGAGCTTATTTACTTTTTTAGCGAAAACGGTATACGTGCGCTCTTCGAAATAGAAAGCGTGCTCACGACCGTGGATTGGCCGCTTACGAAGCACAACCTTACTCTCCTCCGACATGGCCTCAATGACGTAATACATCAAACCACGCTGTAGTTTTGGTGAGTGAGAATCGTAAATCGTTTTTGAAAAATCCGAGCTTCCTATCTCATCTGGTATTGCGACAATTTCTAGCGTCACATACATAATGCGCGAATAGAGCTCTCGAATAGCGATTTCAATATATCGCTCTCTTGCCAATGAGAACGGGTCAAATTCAGTAATAACCGGGAGCAATCGTGGGTCTTTGGCGCGAAGGAACTGGTAATATTTTTCAAAATCCTGTTTTTTGTCAGGAGGCGACTCGGAACCACCAGCTTTATCTTCTGGCTCGTCAAATATGCCCATTAGTGTCTACCTCTTATTTTGATCTTGTCTGAAACAATACCGCTTCTTACGGCGCAGTTTGTTGTAGCGTCCGGTGCATCATCGTGCTCAGCGTCTTTATTAAATTTCTTGTGTTGGGTGAGCCATTCTTGATTTGACCAGTTTTCAACAAGTCGCAAACGCATTAAGTTCAAAAACGCTCCGACACGAAATATCCTGTCGTGCTTATTACCTAGCGTTGTACGTGGTATGGCATCAATGCCACGAACGGAGAAATAATCCTGAGGTGCTGTCCCGACTCCGTTGTCCTCGTAATAAAACTCAACAACCGGAAACAAATTGATTTTTTCGGCAATTTGGTCAATCGCTGAGTTCCAAGAATGAGGAAAGCAATATCCCCACGCGAATACGTATCCGCGAGTCTGGGAAACGAAGGATAGAGCCGTAAAGTCGCCGCCTTTGTAGGAAGGGTCCAAAAAGGCAACACACGGCAACAGCTCTTCATCTTCCTCAGCTGTAACCACCGGCGTTTCTGCGAATGGGTAGCCGGAAATTTTCGGTGAAGGCTCACCAAGCCAAACGTGTGGCCAAGTAACCTCGCCTCTCTCCCTTTCTGCTTGTTCAAGTAATTGGGTGTCTTGATAGCGATTAGGTAAATCGAAAATGTTGATATGCTTAATGACAGCTTGGTCACCAAATGCTCGCACTTTCGTGATTACCGGATCTTCTGCAAAGTTAGGGTTCATTGCGAAGAAGAAACGAGCTTCTGTTAAGTCAACTTCTTCCGCACCAAATGCCAATCTCAACAGGCGCTCATATTCAGACGTAAACGAAACATTGCCCGAACGGTTTACTGTAGGGAAAAGCACATCAAGAGAGTCTTGTGAAGCATCCTGCGCTTCGTCCATGAAGACCATGCGCACTTTATGCTTACCCTTAATTTTGTTTACTTGGCTAAATGCTGTTTTGCCGCCTGTCGAGCGCAAGCCAGTAAATGCAAATTCAACATTCGTTAGTTTGTTGATGATTTTGCTATGGGTAATTTTGAAATATTGTTCAAGACCAGCCTGTTTGATTAAGTCACTAACGACTGAGTGAACGGAATCTTCAATTGAAGTCTGGATTTCACGTAAAACCAAAAAAAGCGAATCGCGGTATTTTTCCTCAAACGATTGTTCAAGCATGTAACAGATAATTGCGAAGGTTTTACCAGAACCGCGGCCACCTTTTAAAACGATGTACTTAGCAGCTTCATCACCGAATATCTTTCGGTAAATAGGAGGAATGCTAAATTTCTCTTTAGTCTTTAAAAGCATTTTCTTAGAAAACGCCTTTATCATTCTCCGTAGGTGTAATGCCTCCTTTTTGTTATTTCGTCTTTCTAGTTTTCCTATCAGGCCGTCAACATCGACCTTAGCCAACATCTCTACAACTTCTTCAGGAGTTATCTGTTGACTCATCGTTAGTCTCTACTTCTAAAAAGGCTTTTAGTGCACTCCCCAAGTCCTGAGTAATGTCCTCAAGTTCTAAATCGTCGAAATCATCTGGCAAATCATCTTCCTTGTAATTCTCTCGATAATTTTTCGGGTCCAGTCTTCTAAGGCGAAATTGAAGCAGCGAATCTGAATAACGGCGAATAGGGACTATCTTGCTAATGGTCTTTCCGTCCTGAGTTACCTTTAGTGACTTGTAGTCAACGACACCATCAATGGCTCTTCGGTCAGCTTCCTTTTCAAGCTTCTCAATTAAGTCTGCTTTTGCGTCTTCTAACTGCTGAGCGAACGTAGGGTCGTTTTCAGAATAGTGATAAATAGAGCGACGATTGTAACCAGCGTTTTTAGCAGCCTCGCCTATAGTCGCTCCCTGTTCTAATGCTTCAAAAAATCGCTTGTCTCGTGCCCTCGTTCGTTTCGTCTGTCTGGACACTGAAAATCTCCAAATTTAGAAAATCTTTATTTTCGTTAAATGCGCTTTTGCTCTTTCTTGTGAAAAATGAGAAAAATAAAAATTAAAAAAAGCCGCAGCCGCTCCCATGATGTGGGAGTAGCAAAACGGCTTTTTCTAAAATCGTGATTTCCGAAAAGTGCACTTTTGATGCTTTTCGTTTGGGCTTGATATTCGTTTTGAACTAAAAGCGCATAGAAATAAACAATTAGATACTACTTTCTATAAGCTTTTGGGGAGTTATTGAGTACGCACAAGTACTCCTCAAAAACCGCTATTTCCCTGATTTTGGATCAACTTCGATTTTGCACTCTTTCTTTAGAATGATGTTTCCAGATGACCCTTTCTCTCCACATGAAGCCATTCCATTACGACTGTTTTGTTCTACGTGGTAACTAGTACACCCACCAGCTAACAAAACACTTAACATTAATAACGCTCTCATTTCTCTTCACTGTCTCCCGAGCACATACTGACAGCTCGCAAACCACTATCGTCAATTTTTACCGTGTTCTTGCACTGTGAGCCACTTACTGCCCCGTTCTCGACATAGGCTACCGATGTGCAACCATTGATGAGTAGTACAAACACAACCACTGCTAAAGTTTTCATGCTTCGCCCCAATAAAATACTGATTCAATTTTCTTCCATGTGTTTTTACCGACAATTCCATCATTGGAAAGGCCGTACTTGTTTTGAAACGCTTTAACGCTTGCTTCGGTACCATTACCGAAAATGCCGTCAGCATTTAAGCCAAGGTTTAGTTGTAGCTCTCGCACATCCACGCCGCGAGCACCATTTCTTACCGTTGTTCTATCCAGTGAAAATCCAAAAGCGAGTTTTAGGGCACGCTCAAAATCGTGTGCGTATCCGGCAATAGTTTCGGCTCTGTCAGTTCCGTTGATGATTCGACGAGCGTTTACATAATCGGGAATTTCTTGGTCTAAATAATCTGAATACTTTGAGCCGGTAAACAAGCCGGTGGCCATGCCAATTAAAGTCGCTTGTGCAGAGTAGATTGGAGTAAGCAGTAAGTTAGGGTTATTCACCAAGTCGACACCCAGCTCTAACGTATAAATGTTAAATAGCAAGCGGCTTAAACGTTCGTAGTTGTATTTCCATGTAACCTGAACATCACCTCGCCCGTAATAGGCTTGCCCTGTTATTGGATCTGGTATCCCATACTCATGGCCAACGCCTTTACCATACTCCTCGACAGGCTGCATGTTGTATGCGGTTTCGTGATACACAGTAGCTAGTGAGTAGGCTAAGTAACTCAGTGGAATACGCATTCGTTTAGAGCGCAGTAAAAAGTAAGCAAGCATATAGCGCTCACAACCCAATGACTGCTCCTTTGTCATTTCACCCCGAAACAAAACTGCATTTATGCGCGTCGATACCGCTTGGGACGAGAAAAATTTCAACATTAGAACACTCTATTTTGGACATAAAAAAACCGCCACAATGGGCGGTTATAAGATAATTTAGATGTTGCAACAGTGAGTCGCGAAGTCTCATGCTGTCACAATAGACTGCAAAATTCGTAACGAATACCCTTTTCACATAATTAAAAGGAACTCATCGCGAGCGACTAATTAAAGAATTATTGTGTAAGGTCTTCAATTGGTGCGTTCTCAAAGAACTTAATGCGCTCACAAGTAGCCGCCATCTATAGAGTTATAAACAACCAAGGACATTTTTGAGAGCTAATTTCAATATCAATTAATTCGCGTTGAAGCTATCTGTAGTTGTGCATATGGTAAGCGCACAATCGTAAATGGAGATTATGTTGTGCAACCTAGAGGCAAACCACTTTCTGTACCACTACGTCCCAAAAATCCAACGGCACTTGAACTAGCTGTACACCGATATGAGGTTTAGGCTATCAAACTTTATAATCAAAGTTTGGATGAGAGCGACCCTAAATCTTTAAAAGCTTCTCAAGAAGATTTGAAACACCTCAAAACCTTGAGACGTAGCTTAAGCGCACAGGTATCATTACAAAAACAACTTACAGAATATCAAGAGCGAAGCGCAGCTACTTCGCCAGACGATTTAATGGATGAACCTCATCACCCTACCCGTATTTTGGCAAGAAACCTAACCAGTATCGGTGAAATCAAGCCAACTAAACGACATGATCCTCACCATATTATTATGGGAGCTGGGCAATTCCGAAAAATGGAAATGATGCTTGCAAGACTCAACCTTCATACGTTTGGTCTTGGAATCAATGACCCATCTAATGGTGTTTGGTTACCTCGAAATGTGAAAGACAAAGGACATTGGAGTTCTCCAGATGCTGAAGCACATAAAAAAGTTCATCGCTATAACTATGAAACATGGATAGTTACAAATTTAAGCAGTGACTCTCTTAAAAAAGATGTGTTCATTAACCGTCTTCGTAATATCAAAATTAAACTGAAAACTTCTACTTACCCCGAAGGTATGATTTCTAGCAAAAACCCGAACTGGAATGGTGAATAATGAACGTCTACCAATTGAAAGAGATGCCGCATGATTACAAGGCTTTGCAATTAGGTCCAACGGAACTCTTCGGTGCCATAGGCAAACAACATCTAATGACCATACACCGCCAGCGCTCTCAGAACACGTCATTACTAGATATTTGGAAAAATGTATCCGCTTCATTCGATGATGTCTTAGGAACTAACGCTGACATCCCTGATGTGTCGCTGTGGTCTATGACATACCTAGTACTGTCCCATCGTGCTTACGAAATATTAAAACCCACCTTAGAAAATGAAGGTGAGTTTCTATTGGTAACTGTCGGAGAGGAACAAGTTTATGTCTTTAACTGCCTCTCCTTTGGCCAAGAAGACGAATCTGTTTGCGTGAAGAAATATCTTGATGGCATCGAAGATGGTTACGAAACACTTTATTTCGAAGAATCTGATATCGAGAAGCGATATCTATTTAAATCACGACTTGAAGGTTGTCAAAGACTGTATGCCACTGAATCTTTTAAACGCTTATGTGACCACTATGACTTGCGTGGGCTCCGGTTTGAAGAAGAGCTGCTGAGCGTGTTTTAGATAGCGAGGTATAAGATTAATCCAACTATTTCATGGAAGCAGAGGAAATAATGAAGGAATTTGTAAAATGTACTTTTGGCGGTCTCAAAACGTCGTACTTGGTTAGACAATACATTTTCGGAGCGTTGATTGCTGCTGTTTTTTTCAGTGCCGCAACGAAGAATGGGCAGGATCTAAGCATCGCAACAATAGCGGTATTTACTGTTAATACTCTGTTGTACCCGTACTCAAGGTTTGTGTACGAAAGAATCGTAGAGTTTGTGATGGGCAACAACGTCTTCTTTGTTAATGCAGTATTGATGCTTACTGTAAAAGCTTTCACGATGGTTCTTTGCTGGGCAGCTGCTATTTTTGTTGCACCTTTAGGGCTCGCTTACATTTATTACCACCAATTGAAAACACAAAGTTGATAGAACAACGCTTGGCATTATTCCTTCGATGCCAATAGTGACGTCATATGATGGTAAGAGCTGGTAAAATTGCTTAAAAAAGTGATGACCGATGAAAAACATCGGTCATGGTGCATAGTGCCATTAGGTTTGTGGATTTGGAACGTATAGCGGGAATCGAGCCCACATCATCATATTGTACGCTTTGCGTTCATATTTCTTGATAATCAGTGGCTTGGCTAGTCAATTTTAATTAAGAAGGCCAAGTCAGTTAGAACGCTACAGCATGAAAAAGTGCTATATTGAAAGCATCACTTCTTCACGCCCCCACAGAAGGAACAATATTATGCCGACCTACCAGGTCACTTACTTCAACGCGAAACACGCCGTGATGGATAGCGAAGCTATCTTCATGAAAAACCTAACGAACGCAAAGCGCTCAGCAGAGCATCATGCGCCAGAGGGTACTGACCAAATTGAAATCAAAGATTTAATGGATCAAGTGCTTACTCGATTGACGCCTGAGCAAGGCTGGATTGATAGCACCGAAGAGTGACATTGCTTAGCAATCACGGTTCGTTTGGAGTGTCAGCAATAAATACACAGGCTTGATTAGTTTTTCGTATTAACCTTTGACACAGTTTAATTTGTTTGTCTGTCAAAGCCTGTTCACGGTTGAGTTGATCGAATAAACCTGCAAGCATGTCTCTGTCCAAATTACTCAGGTTTTCAGAATGCATGAGGAGTGTCGTATTGATAAGTTCAGAGAGGTTTCTTGAACTCACAATCCCCATTCCTTATCCCACTTCTTTTGTTCCTCAATCTCTTCTATTCGTTTGCGGACATCCTTTCTCTTTAACTCCTCTGGTATCCGCTTAATCCCTTTTCCTTTCGGATTAAGACCAAGTTGTTTCTGCTTTTGTGTCGGTTTAAGTAACTTGCTCACATATAATCCTATTTTTTAATGGTCAACTTAATTTCACACCACATCCATGTTGGCTATGAAAGAAACAATGATACTACACAAGTCAGCACAAAATAGACACAAGCGTGTTATATGCTTATCTAAATTAGCTAAGCTTAAATTAATTAAGATAAGACTCTCTCAATTAATTGTGGCATTTCACTTTTCATAAAAGTCTGAAAATCTCAAACTTTGCTATTTATAAGAAAGCCATGCATACCAAAGTTAGTGTACATCGTGTCCTCACTATGTTGATTTGGATACCAATTTTGTAACGTACTATGTGCCAGTTTTCCCGTGGCAAACTTTGGCTTAACACAGAGAGCCAAAAACCGTTGACAGTAGGTAGCAAATCATCAAGTTCTCAATTATTTTTAAGCAAAGTTGAATATGATTTTTCTTTGCTTAGAGTCGATTTCTTTGACAGTAATGTTTACTTGAGTGCCAAGTGTAAAAGTTGTCGTTTGGCTTGAGATTTTTTGTTTGATCGCATCAAATTCAAAATCGCCATTTTGAAAACTGGATAAAGGTATGAGACCTTCGATTCTGTTTTCCTCCAGCTCTACAAAAACACCAAAGTGCGTAACTCCAGAAACGCTTCCCATGAAGTTTCGTCCAATAAATGGTTTCATGTAGTGGCATTTCAGTGCTGATTCAACCTCACGACTTACTTCATCAGCTTGGCGAGATTGATGCGAACAGTGCACACTGAGTTGCTCAATCTCTTTTGTATCGTAAGGGTAACTATTCGAAATCCCTGCTAGCTGGCGTATCGGCTTGAGCTTCATTAACAGGCTACGTAATTTACCAGTAGTTTTCTCTCGAAGTTTGGCACGGATGGCACGATGAATGAGTAAATCAGGGTAACGACGAATTGGAGATGTAAAGTGTGCGTAAGCATCGTATGCTAAGCCAAAGTGACCCAAGTTTTTAGGCGAATATTCAGCTTGGCTTTGAGAGCGCAGCAGCAAGGTACGTATTATGTCACACTCATCCAAATCTCGAACTTGATCTAAAAGTGCGTTGTAGTCGTGAGACGTTGGCTTGTCACCCCCTGCCAAAGTTAGCCCTTTTTCCGCAAGTAACATTCTCAGTGAGGTTAGCTTTTTCATCTGAGGGCCAGAGTGGACACGATATAGGCTCGGTATTTTATTTAGCTCTAGAAATTGCGCAGTAGCAACGTTAGCGCACAGCATAAACTCTTCGATCATTCGGTGAGCGTCATTTCGAACAACAGGAACGATAGAGGCAATCTTCTTTTTGTTGTTTAGCTTAAAAGCGAGTTCTTGTGTATCAAAGTCAATCGCTCCACGAACTTTGCGTTGGCCAGATAAGTTCAAATATAAACGATGAAGATTCACCAAATACTGCGCAATATTATTTTTAGGGTTGTTGCTTTGGTATGTTGTTTTAGCCGAAGATTGCATGATAATGCGGTTAGCGTCGTCGTACGTTAATCTGGCATGAGAGTGAATGATGCCTTCAGAAAACTCTGAATCTAGCATGTTACCCTCATCATCAAAGGTCATCTCGCATACCATTACTAATCTGTCTTCATTGGGGTTTAGTGAACACAAACCATTAGATAGAGACTCAGGCAGCATTGGCACAACGCATCCAGGGAAATAGACGGATGTAGCACGACTCTGCGCTTCAAGATCTAAATGGTCATTTGGTTTAACGTAGTGAGATACGTCAGCAATTGCGACGAAAAGCTTCCACTGACCGTTGTCCATTTGATACCCATAAACAGCATCATCAAAGTCTTTTGCGTCATCACCATCAATAGTGACAAAAGGTAAATCTCGATAGTCTACTCGTGATGTCTTGTCCTTTTCTTCCACCTGAGAGCCGAAGGCTGATGCAGCATCAAGTACGTCTTTATCCCATTTGTCATTGATTCCATGACGACGCAAAGCCAATTTCACTTCTATGCCAGCTTCTCCCGGGCGCCCTAAGACTTCATCTACCTCAACGGTAGTTGGTTGTCTATAGTCTGGGTAAGTATTGATTTTACAGTGGACAAGTTTGCCGACATTTTTAGCAATCAGTTCATTTGGAGTGACGTAAATGGTTTGAGTTAACTTCGAGTTTTCTGGCAATAAGTAAAGTTTAGAACCTTTTCTTTTTAACAAACCCACTATGTGAGTTGTTTTTCGCTCCACTATCTTGATAAACCGATGGTTTGAACGACCTTGATGCTGCGTATGCCCTTTCAACACCAGTATAATATCACCATCAAACACATGACTAAGTTGATGCTTTGGCAAGAATAGATCTTTCTCATTATCGTCGTAGGTGAGAAAACCAAAACCGTCTACATGGATGCTTATCTTGCCAGTCACTAACGATGATTGGTCAACTCTCTTGTAGCCTTTTCTTCTCGTGAAAATAAGCTGACCATCACGTTCCATGGCTCTTAAGCGTTTTTTTAAAGCATCTTTCTCTGGCTCGTCATTCAGACCAGATGAATGAGAAATCTGTTCATAGCTTAAGTAGCTTTTTACTTTATCGAATAGACCTAGAATAGCATCTCGGCTAGGAATAACATTGTCATATTTAGTGTAGTTTAGTGATTGAGCGGATATATTTAATTTCATTTAATTCTCTTTTTATTCGCCAATCGCTTTTAATATAAACCTATTTATATGAGCAAAGCACTAGGCGAACTGATTCATTCTTGAATCATATTATTTATTATGTGGGTATTTATTGGCATCTTGCCAAAGATATATACTGAAATGACTTATTAGACGAGTCTATTTGCGTAGCAAAGTGAGGTGAATATTAACGTTTAAGTTCAAGTGACTTGGGTATATAAATTTTAATGAAAGTTTGTGATGATAAAAAGAAGAGGTAATAGGCACCAACGAAAGTTGATGCCATAGAGTCTGTTACATTACAGTAACTTCGCCTGCTTGCAGACCTTTTTTACCTTGCTCAACAACGTAAGATACTTTTTGGCCTTCAGAAAGTGTTTTGAAGCCAGTTGAGACAATTGATTGGAAATGAACAAACAAGTCTTCACCACCATTCTCTGGAGAAATAAAGCCGAAACCTTTAGTTTCGTTGAACCATTTTACTGAACCAGTTGATTTATTAGACATAGATACCTCTATATAAGATAATTTTAATAGTAAATGTTTAGCTAATAAGCGCTATTATATGATTTAGAGATATATATTTTGTCGCAGGAACGTAAACGAGGAAATCGATGAAGAACTGAGAGAAATTTGATCTTAAAATAATTAAATAGCTCTTTTCTTAAGAGCTGATTTGCAGTATACCGATAAAATTACTAAAGGCTAGCTTTTTATTTTTTATTTTCACCTTACAATTTTAACAGTAGTTCTTTCCTGTCGAACGTGTTATGCAATAGAAAACTCTAACTAGGGATTACTTTCTGATACTAGTTACTAAAGAGCTATCACACACTGCAATTTATAAAACCACAACAAAAATCAAAGGCAACTCACTGATTCGGTTGATTTTATATTTCTCACCGAGCTTTATAAAAGCAAGTATTTATAAAGATGTTGTATCTACTTAAATGAGGAAAGACGGGAAATACCTATCTATTTAGCTCAATGAGTGTATAGTGAGGTCAGCTCCGAAACGTGAGCTATTGATGAAACATACAGTTCAAGTCTCTTCTTAGTTTTCTTTCGAGTCATATCGTTATACAACTCCCATAGCAACTTATTCTTTATCTTCCATTAAATAGCCCCCAGTTTGGTTTTTAACTATAAAAAATAGCTTCATAGACTGTAGCCCTATTTAAAAAGATCCAACTTAGAATTTTGAACTAAACATGAAGTAAAAGTTCTTTTAGTTGTGATTTTTGACCATTTAGATACGTTATCCTTGGGAGCTATTCTTTATCATTGTTAATGAGCACTTATAGTCGTATGTTGAAACAGGCTTACTTCAGCCACTTTAGGCTATCTTTCATGTAAAAATATAGCCTGCATATTCAATGTACTTTTGATGAATATGTTCAAACAGGAACAAGAATGAGAAAAAAACGAGATAAATCTCCAAGAAAATACAAAAAAAGCGGCTACGAGGTTAAGTTTGAGCAGATGGTTAAAGAATACCATGATGCCAAAGAGACGCTAGAATCAATGAAAGAAGGTTCTGAGGAGTATAATAAGCAGAAAAATCTCTGCGAATCTCTGTTTGCTAGTGCTGAACGCTTCTTTAAGCAAAATCAGTAATACTATAAAGAATTAGACCTAATTCTATAGTGATTGTGGTGTGCAAGTGTCAACCGCTTCGCATCACTATCATTCTCCCCTCATAGGTTTGTTTCGTTTTCCGGTACCTTTCAGTTATCAAAAATTTAATGCTACCTTCTTACAGAAATAGCTTGGGTATTGATTAGTACAATTAAGCCCCTCAAACTGAGAGGCTCTCTACTTGGCAAGAATACAACAACGCTATTTATCATACTCTAGTCTAAATCCCATTTGTTCACGCTGAATCAGCATTCCACAAACCATTGATTCCATTAAAAGTAGCAGTGAGCGAACCTTACCTTCCGTGCATTGCTTTTTGTCTTCTCTTGTCGCCCTTCTAGCAATCTCACTTTTGTTAAGTCCATGGACATAGTGAAGAACAAAAAATGTCATTGGCCTTGGATTTTCCTCATCCATCATACAAGCAACCAACTTATCAATGACTAGAGCATCATCATCACATAGCTTATATCTTAAGTCTGGAGCCACAGGCAGGACATTAGATAACCCACACATCTGTGTATACCAATGACAACCAGTATTGTTGTGTGACCAGTTCCCCCACCCTCTTAACAGTACTCGTGTACGTTCTAAATCTTGATCTTTCATATTGATACCATTACTTCAATTACATGTTGGTGTGAACTAAGCTGACTCGTAGAAATACTCAAAATTAGTACTCATCACGTCAGCTTTGGCCTTGTAGACTTTCTCAATGTCGTATAGGTCATACACCGTCCAGTTCTGCGGAGAGTGATAACTTTCTAACGTTTCTAAGCGAGATAGTCCGATACGTTCGATAAGTCCACGTCGGTACTCTTTCGAATTCCCCGATTTGTTCCCGTTGCATTCGTAGCACTGGCCATGGGCATTGTCTTCATTGAATCTAAGTTCAGGGGCTGCGCCTACAGAACGAAAGTGGCCGCAACACAGAGGCAAGTAGCGTCCACAGCTAGCACACGGTTTTCCGCTATCGCGTAACACGATAAAACGGTTAAATTGTTCTTGAGCTTTTTGAACTCGATACCCGTATTTCTTAATTTTCATTTGTCAGCCACAGCCCCATAAATCCAGTAAAAAGAGCCGTTAGGTAGATGAGAAACAAACTATCGAAATGGAAGCCACGCCCAGCGAAGAGAAAGCTGAATTGCAAGAATGCTGACGATACCACTGCTATCGCACTAACCACCGTAAATAAGGCAAATAACAGACGTATCATGCGAACTCCATAAAGCGATATACGGCGTTTTGCATCTCTTGCTCGTCGTTAAATACTTGAAAAAGTGATTGGTTCCATATGACGTTAAAACAACCTTTGTAAATTTTTTCGAATTGTTCTTGGTCTGCGTTCTCAAAAGCGATAGACCAAGGCCGCTTTACTGTTCCTCCATTGGGGAGCATTTCTAAATCAAAATAACCAGCTTCGATCATCACTTGGTATCGGTAGTTCTCAATACACTTGTAAGCCTCTGGGTCGCAGTGACTTTCTCGCTGTTTTTTTATTTTCGATAAGACGATGTTGGCAATCTCAATACCATGTGTTTCATACATGTCTTCTCGTCCAGCCAACTGACAGAATTGCTTCGCAGTTTCATGTGCTATGTAATACTCTGGTTCGCTGATTAGGCTTACGTCGGGAGACCAATACTCGAATCCTAGGTGTATCAACGCAAAAAATTTACGGTGGTGATCCAAAACACGGGCTTTCGCTTTAGACTTAGGCTTAATAGCCACAACGCGTCCACGCATCGTAGCAGCCTTTTCGCGCATTTCAGGTGTTGCGTACTGAATATAACCACCAGTACCAATTGCACCGATGATCTCTGTCGTTTCTTTTTTCGCCTTCACAGTTGAACAACTACGCACGTTTCAACTCCTTAAAGTGAATTCTTGGTTTCGCCAACTTTTGAGCCTTTTTGGCTTTCTCTATCATCAAGTCGACACGAAATTGAGTGTTCTCAGAGTCATCATCGTTAGCCGCGATCATCTGCTCATAATCTTTGAGAGTAATGCCATAATCATTCGCTATGTCGTTTAACATCTGATTCGCTAACTCACGCGCTTTGCGCCACTCTCCACAATTGTGAAAGTGCTTGTAGATATCCTCATATTGTTCACTAGCAACTTTTTGATTTGCCATATTCAGGCGTTGCAACTTACCCTCGATAAACGGCAGATCAGATGGAATGCCCCACTTTTTAGAACCGGCATACCAAAACTTCGGTAGGTAGTAGATCATCTCTCCCCCTGCAATCGCTCTCGGATTTGTCGTTGTTGCTGGATGAATCTCTTTAGCTTTTCAATATCCGCTTGGAAACTGACAATAGCTTTATCGCCACCAGGAATGTTCCATTGCTGATGCTGCATAATGTTCTGCTGCAAACCTGCTACTTTAGATTCAGCTAGATGTATTTCGTTCTCAATTTGGGCTGTACAGTCAAGCTGGACTGGTGACTCTAGGTTTTTATTGCATCGTCCCTTGTTCTGCTCTTTGGCTAACCAAGAATTGATAAATCTAGGGATTCCACTTTTGGTCTTGCGTCTGGTGGGATTAGATTTCAACCAACCAAGCATGTTTCGAAATTCCTGATAAATATCTACAGACGGATACAGCTTTCTGAACTCGAATATGTCCTCCATGTACACGGAATAAATCTCACCACGACGATTCGTTGGAAATTCAAATTCAGATTCAGGTTTTCTGGTTTCAAGCAATTCATCATTGCTTGGAATAAGATCTTTCAAAGGATCAATGGTTGGTTCTATGACTGGTTCTGTTACCCAATTTTGGGTACCTTTCAAATCCGTTTTTGGGTACCTTTCAAGTCCAATTTTGGGTACCTTCGGAAGGTGTCCATTTTCGGGTACCTTCTCTTCAGGGCTCGTAGTTCTTGATGATTTTGGGACTTGATGCTTCACATCGTCTTCTATGCCTAACAATTCCCATACAACAACCTGATTCGTTGACCCCTTTCTTTTCCCAGAATCTCGAATGATCCCAAGCTCTTGCATTGCCTTTAAGTTCGAACGAATTGTTTTGATGTTTAAGCGAGTATCGAGCTCTATACGCTCCGCACTCGGATATGCTCTGTGATACTCATCAGCTCGATCGGCAAGAGATAGAAGAATTAACTTCATCGTGGCCTTGATATCTTGTCGCCACGCCCAATCTGTAGCTCGTCTACTCATATTCTTGATTTCCAGCGCAACGCTGCGCTTTTCTTATACGCCTAGAGGTAAAACCAACAACCCTCTCACCAATCGTTAAGCGTTTGACTTTTATGGCGATCAAACTCGCGCTGCTTTTCCAGCAATATATTCGTAAGCCCCTGATAACAATCAACGGTCTTTCCCGCCACGACTAACTCTTTAACCGTAAACTCTCCATCTCTGATGACGACTTGAACTGGAGCAGTGATTGTTACGATTTCAGACACGGGAATTAATGATTTATCAATTACGCCTTTTTTCATTTGTCCATCCCATAAACTCGAATCGCAGCTAACTTGCTCGCGATAACTCGTGCAGCTGCTTCAATAGCAGCTGATTTAATAGCTTTCGCTTCTTTGTTGTCGATCATTTGGTCATCTGCGAGTGCTCGGCAAATCTCGACATTCGCTTCACCAAGTGCAGCCATCTCTTTGATCTGGATTTCGCTAAGCTCTTCCGCGTCAAGTTCGAATTCCGCCATAGGAACAAACAAACCACCGCGTTGGCCTGCGCGATATTGAGCCAGAAAGTAGGTACCAGCGTGGATTTCCATTGCTTCTAGATCTTCATCATCGAAAAAACGGCAACCGTTTCGTTCATAGAGCTTGTTGTTGAAGGTGGTTTCAGACATACCAATTGCGCCAGCTAAGGCACCTCGACCTCCCTTGGTCTTCTTGATGATTTCTTTGACCACTTCTTTTTTCGAGTCAAATTTCACTAACATAATCAATAACTCCTTGTAGTTATGCAGTTTTCTTTGGTGCTGTATTATCTGGAAATACATCTTGGAACTTGCATTTAGCACCCAAAGAGCAGAGAGCATTAATTATCTGCCAGCATGTTTTTAGATTCGGGCTACGCCCTTTTTCATATCGATTAACTGTTGCTTGATAAACACCTAGCTCATCAGCAAGTTGCTGCTGAGTTATTCCTAAATTGGTACGGTAATCTTTAATTCGGTTCATATGTCCTCCGTCACATGAGGACACTTATACCAATTTGGAATTCTACATGCAATCGATATATTCCATAACGGTTGTTTTTAAAAAATACCGCAGTGGCATAATTAGCGAATGAAAACAAATTGGAATGAACTGGTTAAATCCAGGATGAAGACCTCAGGCATAACCCAATCAGATCTTGCTGAATTAATGGGAGTGGCTCAGGGAACTATTGCTCGCTACTTAAACGAGAAGCGAGAACCAAGCCTTGATACGATTGCCGAAATGATGAAGCACGTCGGACTTAGTCAAATGACTTTGCTTTCTGACGGCTCTGTTACACCTGATGGTTTTGCTAATGTAAAATCAATAGATGACCAACCTGAAACCAAAGGGCTATTCCCTTTAATCAGTTCGGTGCAAGCGGGACAATGGAGAGAAGCTTGCGAACCGTATAACGTTAAAGACGCACAAATGCTGGCAACAACTGAGAAAGCGAGTTCAAGTTCATTTTGGCTAACAGTTGAAGGCGATTCGATGACCGCACCGCCCGGTTCACCACTTAGTTTCCCTACGGGTGTTCGCGTTCTAGTCGATCCTGAGGTTGAAGCGGTTAATAAGTCACTGGTTGTTGCCAAGCTTGATGATGTTAACGAAGCCACATTCAAACAACTCATCATTGACGCTGGACAGAAGTTTCTCAGTCCGTTAAACCCATCATTCCCCAAACTGCCAATTAATGGTAACTGTAAGATTGTAGGTGTAGTGGTTGATGCTAAGATTAACGTCAAACTTACCTGAGCATAGAATCTACACAGAGTAATCCCCCCACCAATTTGATGATAACCGCCCTAGTGGCGGTTTTTTATTGTCTAAAATCTGCCCCCCCCATATTTCAGAATTCATCCTACCATCAAAAATAATTCCATTTTGGCATTTACATTTAAATACCATTATGGAATATTAATTATACCAAGGCGATGCCTTGAGGCTCTTTAAAACTGTTGGAAACCCAAAATAAACTGATACGCCCCGCTTTCGATGGCGTGAAACACTTAAACGGATGAGCGAGACCACTAGGTGGTACAAAACGTTTGAGAGCACCTATCAGCAAAGGGCTGATAGATGAGTAACGAAAGTAAATCTACGGTCACCCGACATAGTGAGGTGACTAGACCTATCCCATAGGTACTCTAGTAGTAACGGGCTTTGGCTTTCTTATGAGAGCCATTTTGAAATGCTCTTAACGGTCGGTCGATTTTGATAGTGACAACCGACTGAGCCTTGATAAATCGCGTTAGGGGCATTTCAAAATTGCGGTATCGGACCGGTCTTTAAGATCTGTGTATTAATTTTTATCCGGTACCGCAATTTACCCTAGTACACACACGTCCCAACAAGCACAAGACTTTCTTTAGAGGTATTAAAGAGCGCACCCATTGCAACCTCTCTCCCACCTAGCCAGCTCTGGCTTATGCGTGCTCTGTTTAATGTCTCTACTGAGGAATTGACTGTGGACAGACCTTCCCAAGAATCCGTTGAGCAGTTCTGGCTCTCGGTAAAAAAACTACCGCACGATCGAAAAATTATGACCGATTACTGCCGGAAGCATGGTTTCCGTAGTCCTGACTCGGTTGAAGAAAATTTTGAAACTGCATCTTCCCTCAAAATTCAAGGCAGCTTAGCTGTATAAGGACACCTTAAAATGGCTGATAAGTATTTCAAATTAACCTGTAATAAAAAGGTATCGCACAAAGCGGTAAAAGAATCTGGCGATTTGGAACCTGTAATTCACTACATTAAAGCCGCAACCCAAGAACTAGCCAAATCGGAAGCTGTTTGCAAGGTTGAAGCAACTCATCCACTATGCACCGAAAATGAAAATTCCGGATACAGTGATTTCTTCAAAGGCGTTAAGGCCGAAAAAATATCAGAAGAAGATTACAACGCAGCAATTATAGAATTAGAAGCCAAGGGGGTTGACGAAGGCGAGTTCATTCACTCAGATGAACAACAAATAAATGTTCCGGATACCCCGTACCCTACCCTAGGCCAAGATGGATACTACGACACAAAAGATCCTCAAGTTGAAGATTCCTCTTTCATTTACAGTAGCGAAACCGACAGTATGAAAGCTGCTAAGGTCTTCATTCTGAGAGTTGGCCATAGCCAATATGCTTACGGATTCCGATTTAAGTTTGGTGACTTCGATAAGCACGAAAAAATGAACTTAGATCGAACCGAAGAAAAACGTGACGACGCGATTGATAAAGCGGTGGAACGCCTTGAAAAATTCCTAGATTACCAAGATGAGTTTGGCCCCGAAGACCAAAAAACCTTTATCTCCGCAACGATGAAACATGATTTTTATCATGCATTCCTAGAACCTAGTGAACTGTTTATAACAGCACTATCACAGCACCCAGACGCAAAGAACGCATTAGAAGCCCACAGCGATTATTTAGAAGTTGTTGAAGGTCATTTTGCGGACATCTGGCCTTTAGATAAATCCCCAAATCAAGCAATTGAGCATGTGAACTCAATGGTAACGATTGGTGTTCTATACGATTTAGAAGCTTTCACCGAGAGCTTGAAACCTTACCTTCCTGCCGTACTAACCGAGAAAACGAAAGAGTCGATGAAACATATTGAAGATGTTATCGACAAGCCAGCAGCCAATGAATACATCATTGAACCTAACTGCTGGAAAGCCGCTCTCCCTGTAACCGATGAATTACACGTCGTTATTGCAATCCGAGATTGTGGTGACGAGGGGTGGCAATATGCTGTCGAAGGCAATCAGAAAGCAGAACGCGCATTCGGTGACGCTAACGACTTTGGCTGTGAGTTTGCCACCACCCGAAAAGAAGCGATCAAGATGGCTGGTAAGGCAATTATTGACGCTCTGTACAAGTACGATAGCTCATTAAGTCTAGCTAAGATTTTTATGAAATCTCCATACATTCAGGAGTTCGAAGAAAATTGCATTGAGGTGATGGATAGCGAAGACTTACCACCTAACGAATGTTCACCAATAGAAAATGCAGTACGTGAACGCCTAGCTCGTCGCCCTACAGCAAGAATGACAGAGGGCGAAGTAAAACTCGCTATGGATGCACTACAACCTCACATCACAGCTCAAACCGACATCGAAGAACTAGTGGAGACAATTAACGGCTTGGAAAGATGTGGGGTTTTATTTAATGAAAGTGAGGCTGAGTATCTAGTGGCCAGATGTACGGTTACTAAAAATAACATTCAACACAAACCAGCACATAATTTAGAAAATGAGTATGAATGCTTTATTGCTGAAATATTTTCTCGCATTAGTGATGGTAGCCCATATCTAACAACAGAGCAGTATGAAGAGGCAGGAGAGAAGCTTGCTGCCGTAGTAGATGAACTCACTAATTGGCACAACGGAGAACGGGAACACAACGGTAAATACTTAACTTTCGTTAAAGACAAAACACTAGAAAACATACGCAACATTGATTTTGATGATGCAAGTGAGGTGTCAAAATCATTTCTAAACATCCGAACTCTTCGCGCTGTCTTTCGAGAAAATATCGAACTTATTGAAAGTATGGAGCCAGCATCCAACACTCTGATATCAGAAGTAGAGCATCCATCTCTCTTGCTCGCCATAGCTGAACGCTTGGCACATGAAAATCACGCAGTAACACCTGAGCGTGCCTATACCCACTTATTAAAAATCATTACCAAAGACACCGACATTAACGCTTTAGCTGATTACATCAAACAGCTTAAAAATCCGGTGATCATTTGGCATTCAACTGAGTCGGTTAACCTAGTAATGAAGTTTACCGGCCAACCCAAAGCCGATGGTAATAATGAGCTTTCAAGTGGCAATAATGAACAAAAAGAAGCCCAAAAGTTACCAGAACAAGGCAAAAAAGAACCAACCGATGGTAATGGAAAGCCTAAGGTTACCAAAAACGCACCTTTACCCGAATCTGCTAATGATGAGCATCTTGCCGATTCTGATAACAACATTAGCGGCACTGACGTTCCTCAAAATATTGTAGAGCAAGAGCCAGCTAACGATCCTGAAATTCCAGATGTCGATTTAGACGAAAGCAATTCAAATATGGGTATTTGGAATCAGTCATTTAAAACCGATTTGAATTTCACTAAGCAAGACCCATCGACAGGTCGATTATCCATCAATGCTCAATACCGCCAAATGAAAGCAACCGAAATATTTGGTCCTCGTGGCAAAGGTTGGGGTGTCGATGTTAAGCGGGAGTGGATTGAGGACGGTTTGCCAATTTTCGCTAACGGTACGTATACCGGAGTGAATGAGTCCGTCCACAACATGGAAGTTGAGCTTTGGTACATCCACCCTAACAGTGGCGAACGATGCACATTAACAGCTTTTGGTGAGACTGAGCGTTTCTATTGGTCACACAATTACAGTCGCATGATCAAAAACGGAGAGTGCCGTAAAAAGTCACTTACCGACGCGACAGGTAAAGCGCTTTCAATGTTAGGCATTTGTGGTGACGTATACATGGGTGAATACGACGATGAAAACATCATCAACCGTTCGCAAATGACGAAGACAACCGACAATGCGCTTAAACAGCTTGAGTTTGATGCGAAAGCAACACAACAGGCGCTAGATAAGGCTAAGTCATACACTGACAAGTTCTCTACTGCTCCTTCTCTGGCAGAAATCAAGCGACTTCAAAAGCTAGCTGAAACAGCTCTGGATGCAATCCCTACCCACGACAAGGCAAGCAAAGCCAAGAAAGACAAAGCGCTTTCTCGAATCGCGGAGCAAGCAGAATCGGCAATAAAAGACTTCAACGCTGACATTAAAGATAAGGATCAGGCAAATGGCTGATAAGACAGAAAGCATGAACAATATTAACCAGCAGGTCTTTGACCTGTTGGAGCTGGCCAAACAAGAAGAATGGGACGAGCAAACCATTGCGGATAATTTGGCAGGTATCGAGTGTTCTATTGATGACAAACTCATGGCCTACCGTCGATACATGGATAAGTTAGAAACAGCAGCGAAGCTGGCAGATGCGGAGAAAAAAGTATATGCCGAGCAAGCAAAACCATACGGTGACCGCGCCAAGTCTTTAAAAGACGAACGCAGTCGAATGACCTACCCGCTTCTGAATTTATTCCAAATGTTAAATATCGAAAAAATGAAAGGTGCATACGGTACTTTTTACATCAAAAACAATCCAGCCAAACTTCGATACGAGGAAGCCCACCTTCCTGAGAAATATCTAATACGCGAAGTTCGTTTTGTCCCTGATGAGGACGCAATAAGAAAAGCGCTAGATGATGGTGAAGAGCTAGATTTTGCTTGGTATGAGTCTCAGCCTCAACAAGTCGTACTGAGAAAATAAAAATGAGTATATTCACCCTACAAATTGAGCCTCACTTAGCTGAGGCATTTTTTCACTACTTAAAACAACGGGGCTATTCAATCTACCCACCAGTGAGCCCTTCTTCACCACAAGTAGCGAGGCGTGGTTCGAGCCGACACACTCTATCGACTAAGCCTACGGGTACACTCGTTGTCTCTATAGGGCTGCATCTTGAAGCAATGAAATTTCTCACTACTATAAAATAAGAAACCTATTGCATTGCATGAGCTAAATATAAACAACCAGTCTCATCGAGACGCTATTACCGTCGCTCGTCAATCTGCAAAAAACAGAGGTAATGCTATGAGTAACTCATACAAAGAAGAACTAAATGAACGTTTGATAAATGTCGTGAACACTAAATGCAACATTTTAGGGTGTGATAACTGTGACCTAAAATGGGATGGTGGTTGTAGCGCTACAAACTTGGAAGCAAAAATCATCGAAATTGAAATCAAAGAAATGAACTTTGACACAAGTTCAAATGATTAGGTAATCGGAGACTTCTAAAATGCGTGAAATGACCATTCCCCAATACAAACGCAATTATTATCCTGCTCTTTGCAGCCAAACTATTCGAAATTGGATCAGACAAGGAATCCTTCAGGCTCGTAAAACACCTACCGGCCGCTGGCTCATTTGCATACCTGACGCAGCGAATGACCCAGAGTTAACTACTACACCCAAAGCAGCACAGCTTCTAAAGTTGATGAACGGGGGCAGTTAACCTATGAATGCTCGCAAGCGAACTACTGGTCGTGAGCGCATTCCCAAACACTTGTATGTAGAAAAACGAAAAGGCCAAACAAGGTATCGCTTTACTCTTATCGATGGTACCAAAATGCTAATGCCAGCTGAGTTTTCTTTAGATGACATTATTGCAGCAGCTAACGCATACAATGACGAGCACAGACCAACACAACACTTCCAAATTTCCCCTAGATCTAGAAAAGACAAATTCAACCGCCCGATGAATGAGTGGCTTGAGCATGTAATGGTTAGAATTAAAAACGAAGAAGAACTGTCAGCAGAAATCCTTAGACAAGTATCGAGTGATATAGCTCGACTTAATGAGTTTTTAGGAGACAAGTTTTCCAAGTCAATTAACTTAGAAACCATGAACGACTTTCTAAATACATATTATGGTGATAAATCCAAAGAGGTTTATAACAAGAAACTTTCTCGATTAAAGAAGATCTTTAGCTATCTAGCAGATGAATCCGCAATTGGTGAAAACTTCATGTTGAACAAAAAACCGAAACGGCTAAATGCTTCGGATAATAAGAAAGAACGCTTGGATTTAGATATAGAGGCATTCAAAGCAATTGAAAAAGAGGCCCCTCTATTTTTAAAAGTAGCTATGGGGTTATCGATTCAATCGACTCACGCAGTAGCTGAACTACATAGAATAAAATACCGGATACCAAAACCAAAACCGGATACGTGTGGAATTGTCTGGTTTGATACTCCAAAACCAGAGAACGGAGAAATGGTATTTGGTACCTTGTACATACACCGAGCAAAGGTTAAGAATGCTAAAACGTCTTATGTTGCTATTCCGGTGACAAGCGCTATTAAAGAAGTTGTAGAGCTATCTAAAACAGATAAGCTACATTGCCCTTACGTAGTGCATCGTAGACCTGCAAGAAACAATAATATAGCTAAGCAGTGTGACCACCGTTACCAAGTAACCAGTCGCATGATCAGCGAAACATTTTCCAAAGTACGCGACGAACTCGGTTTGTACTCTAACGTAGAAAAAGCAAAGCGCCCTACTTTCCATGAAATCCGGAGACTATCGGCAAAACTCATCGATGAAATGGGTGTAAACCCTCGCCAACGCATGGCACATGCCAGTGATAGAACCACTCAGATTTACACTGATAGTCACGACGTAGAATGGCATGAAGTACCAGCCATAAGCGTCGCAATATAGCCCATTTCAAGCGCTGTACAAACTACTGTATTTTACCACCTTTTTACCACCCTTTTACCACCCCCTCGAACTTTACTCAGTACTAACGCAGAGTAATAACAAGGGGAGAAAAAAGGACAAAAGAAGGAATTTCACTTGAATATCAATAAGTTACAGACA